ACCTTCTTGAAATTCAGAAAAGTCTTCCACAATTTTAATTTCGTGGCAACCTTTATTATATAACTTCTGAATGAATTTGTCAAATTTATAAAAGTCAGTCTTTTCCAAAACAACTAATTTTATATACTTGTCTTTAAGTTCTAACTGATCAAGGTCGATTGGCTCGACTTCTTTATCGGTGTACTCGAGTCTTTCGAACATTCGATAAGGATTTTCAACGAAGTCGAGTTGTCTGTTAGTGAAGTCGAACAAGTGGAATCCTCTGGGATCGTTATAATCCTGCCAAGTAAGTTCGTACGGATTTCCCAAATAGTAAATATTGCGGTCGTTACTACGATGGTGATAATGACCACTAAAAACCAAGTCAAACTTATTGAAAGTTTCTGCAGAAAATCCTTCATGGGATTCCATTCCTCTATACATTGCGAACCCAGCGATCTCAAGATGCCCCATGCATAATGTAGCTGTGGTGTTCTTTATTTCATCAAGACTTTGCGTATAGTTTTCAGGACAGATCCACGGTAACATACAAACCTCAAATCCATTTACATTAATGGTTTTTGGTTCATCAATGACTTCAATATTATTGTACTCAGCCAGTAACAAATCAGGAGAATTTACTTCATTAGTGTTTTTAAAATAAGTGTCATGATTCCCAGCCAGCATATAAACAGTAATGCCACGCTCTTCCAATTTATCGAAGAACATTTTCTTGGCACGATCGAGAGCATAGAAGTTGACATATTTACGTCTATCAAATGTATCACCAAGAACAAGAACAGTATCAATACCAGATGCGTCAAGAGTAGGAAAGAAAGTGTTGTCATAGAATTTTTGATAGAAATCTAAAAACGCAATACTATCATTACGAGCACCGAAATGCTGATCCGTGATAATAACTACCTTCAAATGAAACCTACCTTTCTATTTCCAGCTTTACTCATACCTTCAGTCCTTTGATTAAAAACTTCTGCGATAGAATATGTGTCTTTAATTTCTGGAAGAACAACACCCAAGCGTTTGGCCAATTTCTCAGCATCGCCATATGATAGATTGTCAAAGGTAACAATATCAAAGCAACGACCTGGACGAACCAATGCTGAATCAATATCACGGATAGATGGTAGGTTGGTAGAGAAAATCATTTTCTTACCTTTGGTGGTTACAAGACCATCACCTACGTTTAGGAATCGGTGCATCATTGTGTTACCATCACTGCGAGATTTTAGAAACGCATCAGAATCTTCAAGAACCATTACGTTATCGTCACTCTCAATAAAGCGAGCGAAGAAACCATCTTTCTCAAGGATACCTGAGTCATAAGATACAATGGCTGATGAGTTTGTGTGAGCCAGCAGACCACGGATAAATGTGGTCTTACCAGTTCCAGGTGGACCAATCAACAGTAGGATATTCGCTGAGGACGCCATGTAGCGTTCATAATATTCACCAAGTGTTTCTTCACCAAGGAATGGATACATTTCATCAACTGGAAGACGATCACGATTCAATGGCACATTAACAGAAGCACCATCGCTACCGTAAACCCATTCGATATGAGAAGTTACAATATCAAAGTGAGCCTCAACCATCGCAACGATTGCATCACCAAAGTCAGCATCGCCATAAGCACGAACAGTAACAGTATTACTATTTACGTCAAAGCGGATGTAATTGTTTGTATCGCGTTCAATGATAAGACCATTAGAGGAATTACCTTGGACATGTAAGTCTTTCTCAAATCGTTCTTCAGCCCACGTTGCCCACTGCTCACGATTGCAGAGAACAGTAGTATCGCGATGAATGGTACGTTGACCTGCTTCAACACGACGCTTCAGAATTTCTGAAGTAATTAAGTCATCAAAGTCACTAACACCTAAAAAGATTTTCTCGTTTGTATTTTCGTTCATAATTTTATTCAAGTCAAATTGATTATCAGTTGTATCCCAAGCAAATTTCCTGAGAATTCGTTTACTTATGCGTTTCTTGTTCCTGCGTATCGGAGGATAGTTGCGATAACTCACTCTCGTTCCCCTGCTCAATTCCGCTATCCAATCCGTTATCGATCGTGTCATCTATCACCTCATTATCTATAAATGCGTTCAATGTATTTTCCATTTTCTTCTTGGCAGCTTTTTCTTTTTTCCTGCCGATGAAATCATCAAACGTGCTATTGTTTTGCATAAATTCAAGATAAGCATTATGGAATTCGCCAGTCTCATCATGTTCTTGAAGTTCAAACATTTCAAAGGGCATGTTCTGAATTAACTTACCTTTAATATAAGATTGTTTCTTTTCTTTGGCTATGCGTCTTAAAAATGCGTAGTAAATAATTTGTGTAAAGTAAGCGAAAGGATTGCTTGATTTAGCAGGATCAAAATTATCTATATACTGAATACAGTTTTCAATCCCATCAAGAATCATATCATCACGATACGAGTAGTTAATAAAATTCGGTTTATATGATAAGTGCGTTGCGATCTTTAAGATGCACTCACCGATATAGTTACTAATTATTGGCTTTGGTAAACCATTCTCTTCAGCAAATTTTACTTTTTCTTTCATCTCAACGATTGCTGCGAGAAAGTCTTTATTGTTTACGTAGTGAGCCATAGCATTTATTGCTTCCTTAAATTTATCAACATATCCATAGTATACCTTATATAAAGAAAAAAGGCAAACTTCATTTAACTTGCATTTTGCAGTTATTTAGATTTGCCTTTCTACTCATACATGGGTATAATAAACCATGTCGGGTTTGATATAAGTGATTAGTGCTTAGTATCGTTTCCTTCAATGAACCAACCTTCTGATTCTTCTTTCTCCTCCACGGAGATCCCAGTAACATTCTCAAGCATTTGTATTCTACGAATTGCTTCATCTCCATCTCCCCAGTCCAAATCCTCAGCACGTTTCTGTGTTTGTAAAGCAGGACTCTTTTCGTGTTCTTTTACAATTCGAAGATAGTGGGGAATCATTGTAGCCAACAGTGGTTTTATAAAGATTACGTTTCGTTTCTCAATGTCAAAAACATTGTCACCTGTAAATTGGCAATAAGGATGAGCAGTAACGTGCTCTCTACCTTCACTTAGAACAGGTATAGTTCTGATAATCATAGGATCTAATATTTGAATATGGGTTGCGTCTTCTTGTTCAAGAATACCCATGAGTTGTTCACCAGTGCTTAGTTTCAACACTATATACGATTCGTTATTAATTAGCATAAATCAACCTCGACAAGTTTGATTTTAAACTCTTCTTCAGCGTAAGTTTTATAACGCTCTGCTGCATGATTAAGCGTATGATTCTTCCAAGACTTCCAATGCAAGTCATCAGCAAGATCAAATAAGTTACATGTAGTTTTACCATCTTTCAATCTTAGACCACGACCAATACTTTGCAAGTTGCGGATCTTGGATTTACTTGGCGATGCAAAAATGACATTCTCGAGAGACGGTATGTTGATGCCAGTGGAGAATGTGCCAAAACTAGCAATAATAATAGCATCGCTTTCACCTTCTGTGATATGACGAATTGCTTCTCTGTCACTTGTTTCAGTGCCTCCATAAACAAAAAATATTTTTCTTTTATCGTGAACTTTATTTTTAATAAGGTCGTAAAGAACTTTGCCGTGCTTTTCAACGTATTGAAAAAGAACAAGCGTATTACCTTTAGAATTTACTGCCAAGTTTCGGATAAACTTATTTCTTGGTTCACAAGATACAAGCCAATCCATTTCTTCTTGGTACGTGTTGTTTTTTCGCCCTTTACGAATCTCTTCATTATACTTCAGTAGTACACACATGATATTTAGTTCAGCAAGTTTTCCACTATCCATTAACTTCTTAGTAGTGGTGACCCTATGCACTGGACCAAACATACCTTCAAGAACTAATTTATGAATCTTCTTGTTATCTAACGTACCTGTTGTGCCAATACGATAACGAATCTTGTCCATCTTTTCCATAACTGTGGTAAGAGACTTCGCTTTAAATTGGTGGGCTTCATCACCAAAGATAACATTGAATTGAGAGAACCAAGATTTTGGTTGAAGATAAACCGACTGCCAAGTTGTAATTAAAACATCCTTGGTTATATCTTTAGTAAAACCAGAGTAGAGTTTTTGACAGTGTTCTTTAGTTGGCCAGTTATTTACAGTTGAGTAATCTTCAAAGTCTGTGAACAACTGTTCAACCAATGAGGTTGTTGGAACAATAATAATGCACTTGCGTCCAGCGTTTAGATGCCAACGCATAATTGAATAGATGATAAATGATTTACCAGAAGCAGTTGGAGAAAGTAAGAGTGTGCGTTCTTTAGCAACAGCAGTTGTCATTGCTTCAATTTGATAATCGCGAATCTCAATTTTTTCTGGTAACTCTAATGCAGTAACAAAATCTTCTAGATCAGTTGTCTTTATATCATTGATCACTGATACGGTGTTAACATATTCAACTGCGTAACCATTACTTACAGCAAACTGTTCAACATAAGGAACAAGCCCAAGGTAAAGAGTTTTACGAATACCATCATATAGACGCACCTTACCGTCCCACAGTCTTGCTCTGAACTGGGGTGTAAAGCGAGCACCTGGATATTCGTATGTGAAGAAGTCTACTAATTCTTGCTCAATGCTAGAGTCAGAAAATATGCGAACATAAACTTCATCAAGTTTCTCAATCTTTAATATCATTACATTCCAGCTAGGAATTTCTTCCATTCTATATGTGATTTAATTTGCCAGTCTCTTGCTTTGATTTGACCCATAACTGACTCAAGAAAATAAATCATTGTTTCAAGGTAATCGATCTTAACACGCATTACATTTAATTCAGTATCGCCTTGTAGGAATTCATCCATCTCATTCTTGAGTGGCTTGACACCTTGCCACTGTTGCCAATCTAGCGCAACTAATTCATCACGTGATAGTTCACCACGATACAAACGAAATTTATTTTTACGGAGGATGTTATAATCAGAACTCAACTTAGTATGTTTGAGTTTGATGTTGACAAGTAGTTTTAAATACTTAGCGTGAAGTTTGGG